TTAATCATTATCGTGTCCCAAATTCGTGACCTGCAACTCTCTTCATCTGGCTGTTAAACTCAGACTGAGAGGGCTTACTCTTGTACAACTTGATAGAGATCTCAGGACGCTCTTTGCCCTTAATTCTCCAGTTATAACCTTTTTTCTTGTGCTCAGGATCAGATGTCTTGACAACACGACGCTTGTACCCAGCTTCCCAAGACTCAGCTTCTTGAATGAATGTCTTAAACCCAATCATTTTGTAGCCTTATTAGTTGCTTGTGTATCTTTCAACCGTGCTTTGTCCATCATTCTATCATGACGCTTAGCATCCGCAGCTTTCTCTTGATCAATTCTTTTCTTAGCAAGATCAACTGCTGAGTTCTCACCGTACATCTGCTTGAACTTCAATGTGTATTTACTCGGCTTTGTCTTTGCTGTTGCATCGCCAGGAGCCTTCTTATAAGGTGTAGTATCTTTCTCTGCAGGACTCTTGTTGGCGTATGCTCTGAAGTGTGCAGCTCTCGCTTGCTTTGTGTCTTTGTCTAAACCTTTATAGTAAGGCTTTGGCTGTGTGCCCTTGACTTTACTGACATCTGGATCTTGAGGCTGACGCTTCTCAAGCAACTCAACTGCATTCAACCACTTACGCATCTGCAAACCTTCTTGCTCGACGATAACGTAGTTAGAACCCAAATGAGTGACGGTGGCGATCGTGTCGTCCGCAATGACAACTACTCGATCGCCAACCTGAAACAAATCTCCCTGAACGTACTGCTCACGTGTCTCAGACACTGTGTCAAGTTTTACATGATGTGTAAAGTCTTTTGTCTCTTTCAAACCCATACCACTACGTACCGCGTTGAAGAGAGCTTTAGCATCGGCATTACCCATACCACGTGGTAGACCTTGGCCGAAAGCTGTGAAGTCGTTTGCCTTTGCTGCTTGTCTCTGCTTTGTGGCCGATGCACTAGAGGCATCATCGCCATCAGGATCTCTATCACCTGCAGACACAACATTGATGCGAGCAAAATTAAAGAAGCCGTTACGCATCTTCTTACCGTTATACTTGTTCAACAACACATCAAACTCGTTTACACGATCCTCACCTACGACCATGACGATGTTTTTGAAACCTTCGTTGTACAGAGCAACGGCAGCGTCCATAAACGTCTTGATGCGTGGGTTCATCATGACAGAACGTGCATGACGAGGGAACATCTTGCGAACGAATTTTACTTTGTCTTTATACGCAAGAGGGTTCTTGTTTTTGTCAGAAGACTGCGATAGGTAAACACGATAAGGATTATTACCAGACTTAGTGGCGAGGGTATTAAGTAGTTTTTCATGACCAATAGTAGGTGGGTTCATTCTACCGAAGGTAAAATAAACCGTCTTTTCTTCTTCGACGAGATAAGTTTTAAATGAGTTGATCATTTGCTGCCTTGCGATCTCTTCCGTTCAATCTCTTGTTTACGTACTTTAGGCAGGTTTCTTCGTGCAATCATTTTAATCCTTTGCTTAAACGCAGGCTTCTCAAGACGCTTCTCAATCTCTTGCCTGCGAGCATATGTCAACTCACCTTTTGGAATATCTTTTGTAAGCTTCTTGAAGATAGCCATCCGCGCTTGACGAACAGCTCTCTTCTCAAGCTTTTCTTTTGAGGCAAAGCGACGCTTGGCACGTTCTCTGCCTAACTTGATCTTGGCTTTGCTTCTTCGCATCTGACGCTTACGAGCTAAACGCTGCGTGACGGTCAACGCTTCGTCAGTCTGCTCTACGTCTTCACCTAAACGACGGCGGCGCTGAGCTCTATACTTGAGTATGTCTGGTTCGCCTGGACGATAGTCGGCGACAATAAAGTCTTTAAAGTCTAACATCAGTTCCTCGTTGGTTTATCCCATCCTTTTAATATATCTGGTGAGAAGTTGGCGTATGAGAACTCCATACGATCAACGATCTTCACCGCATCACCACCAAGTGTATCGATAGCAACGTAACCCTCTTGTCCTGTGACCTTAAAGCCGTTCTTTGTCTTTAAGAATGTCTCAGTGTTTGAGAGACGCTGTAATATATTTATAATTTTTAATTTCGCAAGAATCAAAGATTTTTGTAAATCGAACATTAATTTCAAATTATTTTTATTTGCAGGAGAGAAAAACTTTAGCACTTCATTCATTTTTGCAGCGCGACTCGCTTTGCCCTTCTCACTCTTTGCAGCATCTACTTCTTTCTGGTACTTATTCGTGATGTAACGGACGAGATTGTTGACATGCCTTTTCGTATCGACCACAACAGTACCTCTTCGTACAAAAGTATTATTGAATGTTTCAATAGTCCTGGCAAGAGTCTGATTAGCTTCCAACTCACGGAGCGTACTAGATGCAATCTTGTTGAATATCTTTCCTGCATTTGATAGGTGTTCATTGACTTCGTCAGTGTCCTGTTTAGACATAGTGTAACGAGTCATGTCTTTCAGCATGGCGTCCTGAGACCAGACCTTCGATGATTTGTTAAATTTACTCACGTCAACGCCATAAGATGCTTTCATACTTTCGAATGTTTTACCTGTGTATGTGGTATGCCATACGATACCGATAGTTGCTGCCTTGATTTCTTTCGCAGCCGGCGTACCCGCAGGCACAGCATAAACGATAGTGTTAGGATGAAAAGTAACATATGATTGACCTTTGATCTTCTGTGTCTTTACATCATCTCTTGAAAACAAGAAGTCACCTTGAACCACACCTTTGATGCCTAGTGCGGGGAGATGCTTAAGAGCAAGCTTGAGTTTATCAGCGAGATCACCGCTAGTATCAGCGTCAACGTCAGCGTCTGATTTATAAACTTTTGGTGACTTGTTAAAAATTCCTTTTTTTGCCACAAAAAACTTACCATCACGAGGATCGATGCCAGCAAAAATAGCAGGAGCACCATCCCACTTAACAGAAACTTTTCCATCATGGACTCCTGCCAGCATATCTCTCAGTGAACGCAAGGCGAGGATTGCCTGACGCGTGCCGTTCACACCACCATAGAGGACCTTGTCTTCAATATGGGTCATGTGAGTGTTCTTCTGCTCTGTGATGAACTCTTTGAATTCCATTATGATGTTTTCTCTTGCCAAGATAATGCCGCAATTGCGTCATCGTTGTTCGTAGTTGGTCTGATGGTAATTGTCAAAATATCGCCTACACTATCTGCTGTAATGATACCGCGGGTGAGTTGTAAACTATTATTAAACATCTCAGCTAGATCAAGGACCGGAGCTGTGGTCTGTCCCTTAAAGATACCCTCAAATATTGTTGTACCACCGTATTCTGAGTCTGCAGATATATCATATTCAACACTACTTGTCGAATCGGTGAGTTGCCAACTCGGATTTGTTAGTGTAGACCCTCTCTTGATCTTATATTTAAAAGCCGTAGCCTGAATACCATAAAATGTAACTTCTCTAGGAACCACTACCGCATCAGTTCTACCAGAACGAAGTCGAATCGACACCATTGGGTTATCAGTACCATTTGCTAAGTTTTTGCCGATGATAGGATTTGATGCAGAACGAGTCAAACCTTGTTGCGTGTAACCGCCTTCTGATAGTACAGTTGAGCAGATCTGTTTTAGTTGACTTGCGCCTGATGTAGCACCTGTATTTGTGATCTCATATCTGCACGACAGAGATGCAGACGTGATGTATGTGCCAGTGATCTCGTTTGCATGATGGAAAATGTGGCAGCAGATGAACTGACCGTTGATAACAAATCCCATACGAACAGAACCAACACCTAGCCACTCAAAGTCTGTCCACAAGATTTGTGACTTACTCATGTCAAGAGTCTCGCCGCTTGGGCCAGTGCCGTTCAACTTGTCGACGTTCCAGTTACCTTGTGCGATTCTTGTGTTTACAACAGAACCAGACACTGCGCTGCGCTTTACAAGATACGTAGTTGTTCCGTCTTGTTCTACATAGATACCGTTGTCTTTTGTGAAGTAACCAATACGCTGACGAAGATTTGCTTTTGCTTGGTTCATCGTAAACGTATTCATCACTAACAAGCTCTTACCGGGTTGATAAGCAAACACACGGTCGGTTTGTCTTATGATCTCATCACCATCAGCGTCAGTGACGTCAAGATCCATGAGTCCCTGATCCGCATTAAAAGTATATGTTGCAGAACCAGATACCGCAGTGTTCCATCTACGTTCGCTATCAGCATAACGAAACGATGAATCAAAGAGTGTAAAAGGTTGGCTTGTGCGAAGTCGACCAAATGCATCAGTCGCGGCGTTTAAGTTTCCAGCAGGTACATAGACAGAAGGACCTGCAAGTCCAGAAGTCATGACGACCTCATAGACGTCTTTGTTGTTATTTAAGAATGCGTTTCTATCTGTACTAAACTGTGCCATGATTATGCCTTTAATAAGCAGCTGTAATCAGCTTTCTGTGTTAATATTGAGACAGACTTTCCATCAATAGGAGCGATGTTATACGGTGTCGTATTTTTCGGTAATCTAAACTCGATCGTAAACGTGAACTGATAACCTTGAGCACCGATCCTTCTCTTAGACTTCTCTTCAGCGTCTGCCTTTGTCACTCCCTTTGATTGGCATCGAACTCTCGCAACGATACCGCACTTGTCTTCAAACTTCGGTATCAGTGGTTTATTCAATGCTGCTAGAGACTTGTTCAACCCAAGAGGATCTTTAGTTCCTAACAAGTAAAATCCGTGTGTACCAACGTTGATGTAATACGTATCTTTCAAGTTGTAGTAGTCACTCATGGACTTAGCAGGCAGGTCCATCTTAATGTCTGGGCACGTCTTTAAGTCCATCTCATATCTTTCTCTGAGAGGGATGTTGAGCATTCCTTTTTCCCAGTTCGCATCTCTATCTGAGACATTAAAGACTGGCATGTTCCACTTCTCATTGATTCTTCGAAGTACTCCAGATCTCTCTGCAAGGTCTCGTAAGAAGATCTTCTCTGTCTCATCATGATCGATCTCACCAAATCTCCAGTGAGGAGCCCTGTTAGCATATGCCTTTATCACTAAGCTTCCACCAGCTGTAGGAGATATCTTCAACTCGCATCCTGCTTCTTGACCTCCTACTGTTAGCATGAGATCTGGTCTTGTATGAGAAGCGCCGGCAGTTATGCCGTCAGACAGACCAAACTTCTTAAGAAACTTAGTCGCATTCTCTTCGTATACAAATCCCTGCTGAGCCATATTATCTCCATGAAAATCCTTTACTATTTATATGTTTTTTAAAATAAAAAGGGGCGGATTGCCCGCCCCTGCCCGTACATAATAAGACTAATCAATTGCGACGTTCATAGATATAGACGTCGGCTTTACGAGCATTTTTAATGCCACCTACAACGTTACCACCAAAGTCGTAACCTCGCACACCCTCCTCAAGAGTCCAGCGGTTAGTCACTGCCTCTTTGTGAATAGGATCACGAAGAGCCAAGCGGATTCGCATAGGAGTTTTACCGATCTTACGAAGACTCTTGTTTGTTTTGCGCATCGAGTCACGAGCTTGCTTTAGCCACATCATGTCATACTCGTCAAACAAGTTGAGAGTTACAGCGTAGGCAGTAGAGTTACGAACTTTAGTTTCCATAAACAAACTCCTTGAATTCTTGAGCGAGGTAATCGTAGTGTGTTGAGTGTTCTTCGATGAATCGAAGAGCATCGCGAAGACCGCTCCAGCCGTAGGCTTTGTTGAGATATTTAATCTCTTCGATCAGCTGGGGAAATTCGATTTCTAAATCACTCATGTTCATATCCTTTCTCAATCGTTAGGTATATCATACCACGATCTATCAGAAAAGTAAATATGTCAAAAGTATTCATTTGAAAAGTATACACCCGGAGGTGTATACTTTGGTATTACTCTATGCTTCAGCCATCTCAACAGCCAGGTTCAGAGCCTGACGCTTACGGTTCTGGTTGTAACCGTACCAGCTGTTGTACAGCCGAGACTCTTGGCTACGACCTTGCAGGTGGTCTGTGGCGAAGGTCACAGAGTTGAAGGCTTGCCACCAAGAACCCTTAGCAAACTCGGCTCCTGGTTGAGTCTCGAGGACTTGCAGACACTGAAGAGCATTCCGCGACAGCGTACCGACCGAGAGCTCTTTGTCTTGGACACGCTTGTCAGACGTACGTGGGAACACAGTATTGTAGTACTCGATGAGAGACTTCATGGTGAACTGCTTGCTTCCCAAGAACTCAGCCATCTCTTTGTACTTGGCAAACTTTTCGTGAGCGATTCCGAGTTGTTGCTTGACCATGTCTGGGTTGAACTCAGAGCGGTGACCGACACGAACACCTTTCTGTGCTGCACCTTCAAGGGCAAGAGTCAGAGTGTTGTTACACACGACACGAATCGGCGTGAATCGAACGTCGATCGATTTGCCATACTCGTGAGGATTTGAAAACAAGAGGTACGACTCAACCTCGTCGCCTTTGAAGAGCTCG